GCTCTACAACGACACGTCCGCGACCAAGCTGGCCGTGTCGGTCCACACGTTCGGGGCGCAGACGGTGACTGCTGGTAACTTCACCCTGACCATGCCGGTGAACGATGCGACCACCGGGCTGATCAGGATCGCGTAAGGGGCGCATGGCGCGACCTGTGGTCAGGGTGGCGCCGTTGGGTATGCAGACACATCCGAGGTTGTCGTAGCGATGGCGATTGCCTATAAATCACAGGGTGCGGGCGCGGAGACAGAGTCCAGCGGGGCCGCGCTCAACCTTGTCGCCCCGGCGACGGTGGACGCGAACGACATCCTCGTCGCCCATGTCGTCCACCTGAACAACACGACCGCCCCGAGCACGCCGTCAGGGTGGGCGCTGCTCTTCGGCCCGTCCGGGCTTGGCACCGGCACGCCCACCGGCCGCGCCTGGGCCTTCGGCAAGATCGCCGTGGGCGACGAGGACGGCGCCACGATCAGCTTTGGCACTGATGGCGGGACCTCTGGCCGCTTCGGGCGCATCTATTCCTTCTCGGGTTACGTCTCGGGGACGATCACCGATGTCATCCCGGCCGCGAGCTTCGCGGAAAGCTCATCCGAGACGGACCCGATCATCCAGGCGGTCACGACGACGGTCGCGGGGGCGAAGGCCGTCGCGCTCGTCTCCCAGGATGACGATAACGTCCACGCCGCGCTGGGTGACGTGGGTAACGGGACGTGGGTCGAGGCGGTCGCGGATTTCGTCTCGACCACGGTCGGGGTGCAGGGCGGCTGCATGCAGATCTCGGGCGGCACCGTCGCGGGCACGAACGACGAGGCCAACACCCTCAACTTCGAGATCCGGCCGAACGCGATCACCGACGTCGAGGTGGCCCTCACCAGCACATCAGGGTCTGGCGCTGCCGGGACACTCGCCTTAGTCTTGTCCCTCGCGGTCTCCGGGTTGGCGACGACCGCCGCCGTCGGGTCGCTCGCCGTCGCCCTAACGCTCAGCGGCGTGGCGGCCACCGGGGCGGTTGAGTCCTCCGCTGTCGCGTCGTCCATTGGCCTCTCCGGCGCCGTCGGGACTGGCGCGTTGGGGAGCGTGGTCACCTCGGCGGACAGCAGTGCGGAGCTATCCGGGGTCGGCGGCACGGGCGCGGTCGACGCGGTGTTGTCCAGCCGGACGATTGCCCTATCCGGGGTTGGTGGCACGGGCGCGGTCGGCGCACCTTCCCCCGGCGTGTCGCCTTCCCTTACCGGGCTCGGCGTCACCGGAACTGTCGGGGCCGTCAGCCTGGGCGTTGACCTTCCGCTCAGCGGCCACGTCGGGTCCGCCACACCGGGTGCTGTCGGCGTCTTCGGCCTCCTCATACCCACCAGTGGCGGCATGACGGACGATGAGGAGGCGCTCTTGCTCCTCGACGTCGTGGTCCCCGATGTCACGGCGGCCGTCTCTGGGGTGGCAGGGGCCGCGGCGGTAGGTAGTGTCGGAACGGAGGGCGTCGCGATTTCCGTGAGTGGGGTCGTGGCGACCGGATCGGTCGATACCCTTGCCACCGCGCGGGCATTGCCACTCACCGGACTGATCGGAAATACCCTCATCGGGACCATCCTCGCCGGGACGGACGTGTCGGTGACCACCACGGGCACCGCAGCGACGGGGGTGGTTGGTGGCGTGGCCCCCGATATGGCGCGCGCGGCGGAAGGCGTTGTTGCCGCGGCGGCGGTAGGTGGCCTGGTCGCCACCCCCACGGTGGGGGTGGGAGGCGAGGCAGGGACTGGGGCGGTGGGCGTAGCCGGTCCTGCGACTGCCACCGTGATGGGCGGTCACGCGGCCACGGCGGCGGTCGGGTCGGTCGGGACCGCGAAGGATGGGGCTGCCCTCGTCATGGGGGTGGGGGCGGTGGGCGCGGTCGGTGTCGTCGACACGGACACCAATGTCACGCGGCCCGTGACCACCGTGGCGGCGTCCGGGGACGTGGGATCTGGGGGCGTCACCCCGGAGATACCCTGTCTCGGCGAAGCGGCGCTCGGGTCGGTGCAGACGCCGGCCAGCGGCGTCTCCGTCTCCGCGGGCGGGGCGGCGGCGATGGGCGCGGTCGGCGCCGTGGTCCCGTCGGTCACGGTGATCCAGACGCTGCCGGGGCTGATCGAGGCGTCGATTGACGACGGGGTCTTCGGCCTCTCTGCCGACACGGCTGACGACCCGCTGGGGGTGGTGCTGGCGTATGATTGACCGGGGTGTCAGTGGGGCCAGGCATGGCGGTCGGTAGATGATCAAGACATTCTTCCCCGGCGACACGGTGAAATTCACCTTGACGAGCTCGGCGTCTCCTGATGCCGCGCCACTGTTCACCGTCACGGACGCGGGCGGCGCCGTCGTCTCGTCCATGACATCGATCGCGTCTGACGCGACGCACTACTACGCGCTCCACACGGCGACGACCACGCCGGGGTACTTCATCTCAACCTGGACGATCAACAAGACGCTGACGGGCAGCGCATACACGTTCATCCGGAAGACGGTGTTTCAGATCAAGCCGTTGGTTTTTCCACCGTGAGGCGGCCACAGGGACGTGGCCGCGTGAGAGGGAGGGTTCAATGGCAGAAACGCCAGGAGGCGTCATGACAAGGGGGCGGCAGGACTACGACATCCTGATGGTCGTGCCGGGGCTCGCGTTCAACGGGGCAACACACTTGACCGCGTCGCTTGGCGGGTCGGAGAGCGCGGGGCTGTTCCTCGCGCGCGAGCTCGCCCGGCTCGGGCACCATGTGGTGCTCTTCGCGAATCTCCCCGACGCGGCGGATGACGGGAAGGTCTTCGACGGGGTGCAGTACCAGGCGCTCGCGCGATGGCAGGACTATGCGACGGCGAACCCGCATGACGTCCTGATCGTCCAGCGCCTGCCGGAGCTGTTCCGACACCACATGGCGGGCCGGCTGAACGTCCTGTGGCACCACGACCTGCTCCTCGGGCGGAACGCCGACCAGTTCAAGTCCGTGCTGTGGAACGTGGACCGGGTGGCGGTGCTCTCGGACTTCATGCTGCGGCAGCACGCCGAGGTCTCCGGCCTGCCGGAGGCGGCGTTCTGGACGACACGGAATGGGTACGACCCGGAGTGCGTCGAGCGCGCCAAGGCGCTGGTCGGCGGGCAGGCGCGGAACCACAGGCGCCTGGTCTACGCTGCCCGCCCGGAGCGCGGGGTGGACAACGCCCTGGAGATTTTCCGCCTGGTGTTGGCGCAGGAGCCGGACGCGGAGCTCGTGATCTGCGGGTACGACAACACGACCCCGGAGATGGTCCCGCTCCACCAGGCGATGCACGAGCAGATCGCCACGTTCGGCGGGAAGGTCCGCTGGGCGGGCCACCTGGCGAAGCCGGAGCTCCTCGCCCTGTACCTGACCTCGGGCGCCTACCTGTATCCGACCCCGTCCTGCGTGGCGCCGGGGTTCCGCGAGATCAGCTGCATCACGGCGATGGAGTGCAACGCCGCGGGGCTGCCGATGGTCGCGTCGCGGATCGGCGCGCTGCCGGAGACGCTCGGCGACGCGGGGGTGCTGGTCGGCGGCGACGCGTGGACGCCGGAGTACCACCGCGCGGCGGCCGACGCGTCGCTTCGCCTGATGCGGGACGACGCCTGGTGGCAGGATCGGCACGCCGCCGCGCTCGCGCGGGCCGAGCGGCAGACCTGGGCGGGGGTCGCCGCGGAGTGGTCGGACATGTTCGACGCGGCGTTCGAGGACTTCTCACAAGACAAGGACCAGCTCGCGCGGCACTTCCACCGGCGGTCGGACATCATGGCGATCCAGCACCTCCGCGCGCAGGACGGGGTGGCGGTCGGCGGGGACCTGCGCGAGGCAATCGACTCGCAGTACGCCTTCATCACCGCGGGCCACGACGAGGCGGGGCAGTATGACCGGATCGGGGGCACGACGACCGACGTGGTGGCGCAGACCCGCGAGGAGCCGCGCTACCAGCTCCTGCGCACGTGGCTCGCGGAGCGGCCCGAGCTGAAGACCGTCCTCGACTGGGGCTGTGCGCACGGGTCCTATGCGATCAACCTGTCGAACGACCTGCCGGGCCGGGCGTGGACCGGAGTGGACATCAGTCCCGTGACGGTCAAGTTCGCCAACAAGTTCGCCGACCAGTACGCGCAGCGGCGCAACGAGTTGGAGTTCTTCACGGTGGCGGACGCCGAGCAGACCCCATCGACCGCCGATAAAGACGCCGGCGTCGCGTTCGAGGTGCTCGAGCATGTGGCGGACCCGACGGCCCTCATCGACCAGGTCGAGCGGCACGTGCGGCCTGGTGGGAAGATGATCCTCACCGTGCCGTACGGCCCGTGGGAGTACGAGAGCTACGACACCTACCCGCACCGCGCGCACGTGTGGGAGTTCGACCTGCACGACCTGCGCGACCTGTTCGGGCGCAAGCGCGACGTGCGGATCGGCGCCCTCGCGTTCGGGGTGGCGCCCTCGTCGGGCGACGTGCTCGGGTGGCACGTGGTGGAGTACACGGTGGACCGCGACCGGCCGACGGGGGTGGTCGACCTCGACCGGAAGTGCCGTGTGCAGCGCCCGCGCGAGTCGGTCTCCGCCATGATCATGGCCGGGCCGGAGGCGGCGCTGACGATGGCCTGGTGCCTCACCTCCCTGAAGCACATCGCCGACGAGATCGTGGTCGCGGACACGGGGATGCCGCCGGCGCTGCGCGACCTCGTCAAGTCGTTCGGCGCGCGGGTGGTGCCGGGGGACGACCCCAAGCTGGTCGGGTTCGACGTGGTGCGGAACCAGGCGCTCGCGGCGGCGCGGATGACGTGGGGGCTGTGGATCGACACGGATGAGCGGCTGCTGGGCGCGATCAACGTGCACAAGTACCTCCGCCGGAACATGTTCAACGGCTACGGTATCCGCCAGCACCACTTCGCGGTGGACACGTCGTTTAACCCGGATCTGCCGGTGCGGCTGTTCCGCCGGGTGGCGTCGGATGGGCGGGAGATGAAATTTTTCGGTCGGTGCCACGAGCACCCCGAGCTGGCGCTGAACGCCGGCCCCGGCCCGGTCATCGTGGTGAGCGACGTGCACATCGCGCACATCGGCTACCTGTCGGAGGACGTGCGCCGCCAGCGGTTCGCGCGGAACTACCCGCTCCTGCAGCTCGACCAGAAGGACTACCCGGACCGCCTGCTGCAGAAGCACTTCCTCATGCGGGACAACATCCTGCTCTGCACGTACGAGGCCCAGCGGAACGGCGGGCGGATCACGCCGGAGATGCGGCGCCTCGCGGCGGAGACGCTCGACCTCTACCGGACGCACTTCCTCGGGAAGGGGCAGTACGCCGGGGTGGACTCGCTGGAGTACTACTCCTCGGCGTGCCGCCTGCTGGGGCTCGGCGCGGAGGTGGCGTTCGCACTCACCTCCGGGAAGGACGAGGTGGCCCCCGGAGCCAGCAAGACCTACCGCTTCGCGACGGCGGCGGACCTCGAGGCCGAGCTCGCGTGGCGCGCGCGGGACGCCATGCACTCGTTTGAGGGGGGGACGTGGTAACAGGAATGGGCGAAGAGGGCTAGCTGATGCCGCTGCCGGTCAACTACACGACGGTCGGGAACGTGCTCCTGACCCGCACCGAGCTCGGGTCGATCACCGCGCTGTCCTCGGCGATGATCTACCAGTCGATCGGGAAGGTCGAGGCCCTGATCAACGCGCGGCTGACGAAGCTCTATGCGGTGCCGATCGCGCCGTCCCCGCCCCTCCTGGAGACGCTCGCGACGGACCTGACCGTGTACAAGCTCCTCGCGGAGCTGTCCTTGTTCAAGACCGAGCGGTTGAAGGACTCACCGTGGTTCGAGCTGCAGAAGCAGGCGTGGGCCGTCCTCGATCAGGTCGCGGAGGGGAAGGTCACGTTGACGACCAGCGCGGGGACGGTGATCGCGGCGCGGTCGGACCAGGTCCTGGTGTACAGCACGACGATGAACTACGACCCGACGTTCCACGACGGGGGCGCGTTCGAGGAGTTTGTCGACGACGCGCAGAAGGCGACCGACGAGGCGGACCGGCGGTGATGACGGCGTGGAGACAGGATGGCTGAGGCACCAGGCCCGTTCAAGTTCACGATGACGGTGGACACCGCCGCCATGCGGCGGAAGCTCGCGGCGCTCGGGGTCGAGCTGCAGGCGCAGAAGCTGCTGTACCTGATCGGGGCGACGGTGTTCGAGTGGATCGACTACAACTTCATCGCGGAGGGGTCCGAGCGGCCGTGGGTCGCACTCAAGGCCGCGACGATCGACCGGCGGCGGCAGGGGTCGAGCGCGATCCTGCAGGACACCGGGCGCCTGCGGCAGTCGTTCGTGATCTTCAAGGGGCATGAGCTGACCGGCCTGCGCGGGCGCGGGTACGTGGACATCGGGACGCGGGACCTGCGGGCGCTGTACCACCAGGAGGGGACGAGCCGCGGGCTCCCAGCCCGGCCGATCTGGCCGTCCACGCCCGTGGCGAAGAACCTGGCGCTCCGGTCGGTGGAGGCGTACCTCGAGCAGGTGGT